CCGGCCATAAGTGGCAGCGGTGGGCGCGACAGTGGTGTCCCAGAACTCAAGAATCCCTGCATTGGCGCTTCCGACCACGTCGAAAGCTTTAATGCGGGTTCTGGCCTTACGGATAAAGCCGCTGCTGTGGAGGTGTCCGGAAAGGATATCTGACGCGCCCATTCTGCTATACTCCTATTAGGCGTCGTAGCCGAAGATTTCGATCAGCAGACGACCCGCGGTGTAAGCCGCGTTCGAGGTGCCCTGACCAACGAGATAGAGGTACTGGTTGGCGGCGATGTCAGTGCCAAAGACAGCCGACCCCAGAGCCAGAGTGCCAGAGTTGATAATCTGGGTCTCTGTCAAAGTCGAGATCGCGACGTCCTCCACGCCCGTACCTTCGGTGGCCGAGTACAGGTCGATGTCGGTGTCACCGCCAACAGGGAGCTCATAGCAGGTCATGCGAACGCCGAAGACAGTGCCGTTGTTGGCAGTCGTGATCTGAGCAATGTAAGCCACGCCCGCACCGTTAGTACCAATGATGTCGCCAGCCGTGCCGCCCGACTGCAGGCCGGTCAGGTCGAGCATGATTGAGGTGGTCACGATGCCGTTGTTGCGGGCAACGGAGGTCTCGTAGACGGTGCCCGTGCCACCGGTGATGCCAACACCTGCGGGGTTTGCGATGCCAAAACCGAACGAGCCGGTGAGGGTTTCAGCGCCAGTGGTGCTGTTGACGGAGATGGTTTGGAAGCCGTTTTGCGAACGGACGGGACCGCTAAACGTGGTATTGGTCATGGCTTTTTCCTCTTGCACAAGGTTTCGCCGCGCAGTCTGTGCAAAGTCAGGAAGGGCGTCCTGTCTGTGCGGCTAATGTTACCCTTTGCGGCAGTCTACACGGGGCAGAGGCAAAAAGAAAGGCCCACCGAAGTGGACCTTTCACTGCATTCCCGAAGGAGGTGCAGGGGATTACGCGCCGATTGTACCGTACACGCAACGCGGGTCCGAGAAGCCGAACGAGTAACGCTCACGAGCCTTGTAGCGCATGTTGCCGGTGTCGAAGTCAGCTTCCATACCGGTCGTCATGGCGGTGCGCTCGAAGTGGATGAAACCACGGGGAGCGTCCGTCTTGACGAAGTATGCGTCCGGGTCGGTCAGGAAGTCGTTGACCACATAACCTTCCGGCAGCATGCCCATCGAGCGGATGGCGTTGACGTCGTTGTCGGCGGTGCCGACGCGAAGGTTCGACACCATCAGGCGTTCTGCGACGAACTGGAGCTGGCGAGGAATCACCAACTTCGTGCCGCGCAGGGCAACCTTCAGGCCGCGCTCGTCAACGAAACCAGCGATGTTGATCAGAGCGTCCTCGAGCGAGGTTTCGTTCAGGTCGGCATCAACGGTGGGCCTGTTGGCGAGGGTAGCGCCGTTGACCAGCGGGTGGTTGGTGGCGCAGAGAGCCACGCCGTCGCCGCCAGCCGAAGCACCCGCCGTGAAGGCGTTGTTCAGGATCGAGGCGGCTTTCACCTGCTTGGTGTGGGCCATCGAGCGGGCGAGGGCACGAGTGTAACGGCTGCCGAGGCGGTCGTACAGGTTGTCCTCGATAGCTTCCTCGGTGATCGAGAAGGCCAGCGCGATGGTTTCGTGGTTGTACCGAGCGGTGTAGGCTTCCTGAGCGTCGTCGTACGAGATGCCCGAGCCTTCCGATTTGGTCGGTGCTGCGCCGAAACCGGACAGCATAACCTCTTCCTCGAATGCACGATCCGAGGACTCGGTGGTGAAGATTTCAGCATGCTGGTTTTCATACCGAGCATACTCCATGCCGAACAGAGCATTGAGACCGGGCTCAAGCTCTTTCGCAAGTTGTGCGCGCGAAATTGCCATTGGTCAGGTCTCCTTATGCCACCGTGCCTTCAGAATCAGCCTGAAGGAGTGCATGGTTGTTGAACATCACGATCATCTGGATGCCTGCAGCCGCGAAGTCTTGGCTGGTCGGATCATCGTAGATGCCGAGAATCTTGAGCGGAAGCGACGCGTTCGAAGCATCGAGCGTGGCGACATCCATGCGGGCCGACGATTGACCCGAGACGGTCGAGCCCGAAGTGCCCGAGTCGAACTGGGTGTTTTCGAAGATCGCCGCACGAGCCGTGGCACGATCAGTGAACGTCGCGTCGGTTCCAATGATGAACCGCTGGGTGGGGTTGTCATAGACATACCCAACGATGTCGAAGTTGGTGTTCGCGCCGGAACCGGGCCAGTAGTTCGACCAAGTTTTCTTTCCAGTCACGGACGAGACATACTCGCAGCCTGCGAATACGCCGAGGTGTTTGTAGGTGTCGCCGGAAGCCGAGCCAGTGATGGCGATATCGCCGCCATTGACCGCGATGACCGGGGAACCGTTGTAGATCGCAGAAGCGCCCGAAGCAATAAAGTACGCATTCGTACCTTGGCTGTTGGGAGCGCCACCCGCGAGGTTGATCGGGCGAAGCCCGAACGCACCGGAAGAGTTAGGCATAGACGTTGCTCCTTATCAGTCGGACGATTTTCGTCCGCCAAAAGATACCCTGCTTTGCCGCTGTTGACTGATCGGCATCGAAGGGTGTTGCTCTTTCATCAAGTCCTGATCCACAGCCGTCATTTGTTCGCGGGTCCGGTTCCCGTAATAATCGGTTCTTTCTTGGGCTGTCTCGACAGGTACACGAGTCAGGATCAGGCCGCCGTTACCAATGACACCGGCATGCTTGCCGTCTTCAATGGTAGGAGCTTGGTATTCCGGGTGGTCTTCCGCGCGTACGGGCTCGTAGCCCTGACGCAGTCGGTTGAACACGTTCCCTTTGTCCTCTTCGCCTCGAATCGAAGCGCGAATCCACCGGTGCTTGTAGCCCTCAGGGGCAGCAGGTGCATCCAGAACACTGGGCGGAGCCCAAGGCTTGCGGCGAGTTTCTTTCTCGCGGGTATCAGCAGTGCGGGGTGTGCGGTCCATGTTCTCAATCCTTCACGTACTTGGCGTATTCTTCCAACGGGACGTTTAGCCGTTTCGCGATGGCGACTTGAGATGGCGTCAGCCTCACTGTTCGGCGCTCCTGAGCGGTACTGCGGGACGCGGAGGAGCCAGCAGGTGCGACCTGACTTCCACCACCCGGTTTTTTGGCCGCGAACTTATGAGGAAACTCCGTCCTAAGCCGCCGGTCGATCTCAGTATAGTACTCATCGCTCGTCGGGTCAAACCCCTCGTCTTCCACGAGTGTCTGATGAATGGCGATAGCCGTGGTGGTCAGGATGCGATCCTCTCCGAACCACTTGTTCTTCTCCGCCCACGTCTGCGCCTTGGGGTCGGGCTTTGGCGCGACCGGGGCCTGAGCCACCTGCGCGGCAGGCTGCTGCGTCGGGGCTACCGCCTGCTTGGGGGCAGCCTCAGACTTCTGCTTGGCCGTCGCGTAGCGCTGCTTTTCCAAGACAATCTTGGACAGGTCTTCTTGCGCCTTGAGCATGGCATCGGAGTCGCCGCTCTCATAGGCTGCCTTGTAGGCCTGCTTGACAGCGACCTCTTGCGTCTCAAGACGCGCGCCGTACTCAGACAGATAGCCTGTGTCCAAGGCCTGAACCCGGCTGCGGAGCTGCTGGTTTTCCTGCAGCAGCCGCTGGGCCATACGGGTGGCCTCTTCGCGATCCCGCTCTTCCTTGCGGTACTTCTCGGTCAGCCGCTTGATCCGAGACTGGACCTTGCTGCTATAAGACTCGAGTTCGTCGTCCCCATCAGGGGCCCGCGACTCTTGGCCTGAGCCAGAAGAGGCCGAGCTCTCGGGAGCCTCGGTCTCGACAATGATCTCTGTCTCGATGTTGTCGTCGTCGTTTTCGGTGCTCATGAACGCCCTCACACGTGTTGAATGTCGTCGGGTTCGATGATCGTGGCGATGACCTCATCATCGTTAATGATCCGGACCTCCCCGCCATCGATCTTGAATCGCGATCCGGCATAACGCCCGATGCAGACCCACTCGCCCTCTTGGCACCAAGGCTCGGCGTTTTCGCCAAACTTGTTGGGGTCCTTGTAAGCCAGCGGCCCAAGTCGCATGACGTAGGCGACGACTGTCGCCAGCGCCTCCCGCTCTCGGACCTGATCGGGAAGGATCAGGCCGCCGTCAGTCTTCTCCTTGCCGCGGTACGGCATGACAAGAACGCGCCAGCCCGTGGGCTGCGGCAGTCGGTCAAGGAGAGGTTTGTCGAGAAGGCCCGGATCAAGGACCCGTTCCTCGGGCTTGACGTAGGGGGACGTGGCTGGCGCGGTATCGCTGACCGCCTTGTCCTTGTTGATCCGTGCTACGACGTGATCAGGAAGATATAGCTTCGAAGGCATCTTCGGTCTTTCTCTCCAGCAGGGCTTTAAGTTCTTCTCTGGCGTAGACGAGGCCCCGTATCTCGCCAACCATACTCTGGTACTGTTCCCAGTTTCCCGGGGAGCCAGAAGCGACCATCTCTACGAGGTCATTTTCCCGCTCTCTCAAAGCTTTATACAGCGCTTTCGACAGGCTAACAACATCCATGCAAGAACCTCCGCATAAGTTTCTTGTTCATCGCATGAAAGTGTCAGCCTGTCACTTCAGAAAACACCAGAGAAACGCTGCGGCCGTGCAATCCGACTGAAGGCTGTCGTGATTGTCGGCTTCGGTTTCGGAGGTG